ATTCGCCTGTAACAATAACTTCTGGTGGTTCACTGTATCCACTACCGCCGTTAATAACAGCAACAGACTCAATGCTTAAAGCAAAGTTTTGTCTCCACATTGAATATGGGCCTGTAGACCAAATTGCATTGTCTAATTGATAAACGCCTTCGCCTGTAATATTTTCTTGTGCTAGTACGTGTCTTGGTGAAATATATTTGTCTAGTTCTGTGTCAAACTGTGCTGGTAAATCAAAGTCTGTAGGATCACCTGCAAAGTTATCATCACCTTTATACACTAGATTAAATTCTTTAACCTGTGTTCTATATGGTTTAACTTCTTCAATAAACTGTTCAACAAAGTCTTGGTTATCACGTTTAAGAATTGTAAACGGTTTAAGTTCACGCAGTGTGTGTTTAACATCAATTAAACTTGTTTTTACTAACCAGTCTGTTGATTGTTGCTCACTCAACACGTAGTTAAACATTAACGTAATTAATTCAATTCTATGTTTGGCTAAGTCATCAACAAATAATTCTTCGTTGATAGATTTAATTATTTGTCTTAGTTCAAGTACTGCTTCTTGATCATAGTATTGTGCATCAAATACTTCATTGTCAAAGCCGTTACGATCAACGTTGTAGTCATAAATGCTCTTCTTAAATTGTATTGTACCTTTTTCTAAACCAACACGTGTCCAACCTGTAGCATCACGTCTATAAATTTCAAACTTGCCTTGTGCGTTTGCCTTAACTTTAACAACATTACCAACTGTGGCTGTTGTTAGTGTACCTAAGTCTGAATACTGATTAACTTCTTTAGTTGGTTTGTCTAAAATGTTATAACCTTCTGCGTACCAATCAGCTAAATCCCAATAACGTGTTGTTTTGAAATTTTGTACACGTGTTAATAGTAATGTTCTGTTTGCTTGTAAAGTATAAATTGACCACAAATTGTTATTGTCTGCGTCTACTTTAACTAGATAACGTGTACCAATTGGATCAATATTAATTTTCTGATAACTTAGTTCAGCAATATCATTTAACTCAATGTCCCACGCACCTGATGGTTTACCTGGAATTTCTTCTTGACTTTCAAGTAAAGGATAACTTCTAATTTCTGTTATTGGTAGTTGTTTTAAAATTCTGTTAGTAGCAGTCAAGTAGTTTTCTAATGCTTTAAATCTATCAACAAACATTGTTTGTCTTGGTCTAAATTCAACACCACGTCTGTCAGTAAAACTTAGTTTAGGATCAGGTACTTTATTACCTGCTGTATCTGTGCCACAGAATGAATCTAAGAACTTACGATATAAATTATCTGTTAAGAATTGACTTGGGTCATCTTCTCTAATAAGTTCGTATTCAACGTGTACATTATTGTCTGTTAATACTTTATCAAATTCAATGTGTAACACAGAATCTGCGTCTTGAATATACTCTTGTGTATTAAACAATGCAAAAATATTTGAATCAACTGCGGCCGCATAAGGAATACCACTAGCCTTAGGTGTTTCAATATACTGTTTAATAGTTAACGGACTTAATGTTTTACCGTGAACTCTAGAAACTGAAGTTAAATCTTTTACCCAGAAATAATATTTGGTTACTAGTTCACCACCTTGTCTAACATCACTCAGTGTTGAGTATGCTGTTGTAGAATAAACCGTACCTTCGCCGTCATAGTTTGCTGGTGGAACATCACTTGATATCCATTGATAAATGTTAATTGTTGAACCAGGGAATAAGTTACCTATACGTTTAGCACGATAGTCTGCTGTTGATTGATTGTAGTTAATAAATTTAGCAGTAGAAACGTCCCACCAAATTGTACCCACACGTTCAGCACCCCAGGTCATTCCATAGTTATTTGATTCACCATTGTTATATTGTGCTGGATCATCAGGTATAGTGATGTCAATATTTTGTTGTGCCGCACCTAGTATCTTACCTTGCATTGGATCAATGTAATCTAAATATGTTAATATCTTGTCTGTTACTTTGTTATAAACAAACATCGAGTTGATAAGTTTTGTATCTACTGTAGGTGTTTCTTTTTCTACAACTTGCCATACTGGTGTAAATGTTTCATTAACAAATCTTACAATACGACCATTTTTATCTGAATCAGGATCTTCAGGATCAGCCAATTGTGTAGGAGCACCAATTAATAATTTTGCATTACCGTAGTCAACACTGGTACCAAAGCCACTTAGTGGATGTACCAAGTCATCATTGATTTGCTGACCAAATACAAACTTACCTGGATTAGAGTAAGTGTCTGAATCACTGATTAAGTAATCATATGTATAAACAGCACCACTCTGTGTTTGTACATCTTTGATTTTAGTTGCACCTGAGTCTAATGTTGTTATGTTTGTGTCTAAGGTAACTTCTAAGTTTGTAGCACCATTAGGAGCACCAATCACAACACTAAACGCATCATTTGAAATATCTAACGCATGGCCAAATCTAGCATTAGTAATTGGATAAGGGTTTTGAATTGTCTGCATTGCCGGGAACAACTCAAGACCTAAATCTTCAATCATTGAGCTTGAATCTGCTGGGTATATATAAAGTTTGTTGGCCGCAGGTGCCGCATTAACATTTATTAAATTAATTTTAATTTTTCCATTGACCACACTAGCAGTTACATTTGGAATATCAGCATTAATAATATCTTCTACGTAACTTTCAACTGTTGTGCCTGTAGCAGTAACATAGTAATTATTAATACGTAACTTATTGCCCACTGTGATTGTTGGATTAGTCACATTACCTTCAACTGAACCGTATAGTCTTGAACGATTAATGAAACGTGTTACAGAACCTGCTGAGTCTAGCGTTGCTGAATCACCAGGACTACCAACATAGATAGAACAATTAGTTGGACATACTTTTACAACATAGCCAAACTGTGCACCTTGCATAACATCTGGTTTTTGTAATGTATCTGCTAGTCTAAAGTTGTTGGTTTCAATCTCAACAAAGTCACCCAAATCAACAGCTGAATCATTGATAGTAAATGTTTTACCAGACTGTGTATAATCACCTTTAAGTAAGTAACTATCACTGTTATAAAGATCAACATTGTTAACAGTTACTCTTGCAGTGCCTTGAATTGTTTCTGTTGTTGTAAATGTTAATTCAGTAGATGACCCAACTTGGAAACGTTCTGTGTCTCTGTCATATACATATACTTTACCTACATCTGCACTAGAGTCTTCACCTTCGCCTGTAGTTGCACCAATAAACAATTGACGTCCTTCTGCAGTTGTTGCAAGACTTGCGCCAAAGCCGTTACCTGGCACACCAGGATTACTAATAGTTAAAACGTATTTGAAATGATCAATTGTTTCAACTAAAATTACATCATCTACTGGAGGTGCTATTGGATTACCACTGGTATCTGTTAATGTAAATGTAATTGTTTTAGTTAACTCATTAAATGTATAATCATAACCCGGTCTTAGTAGTTCTTCATCTAGTGTAACATTAAATGATTCTAAAGTTGTTGCTTTATACAATGAACTAATATCATAGTCATTCGTAGCGCCATCACCAGTGGCTTGATATACATACTTGCGTACAATTTCAACTCTGGATCCTTCTTTTGGTGCTTCGGTAAATGTAATATTGCCGCCTGTCATAGTGTAGTCTGTAACAGGAACTTGTACAATATTATCAATATTCATTGCAATTTGTGTTTCATCGTCGACTTCAATGTAATCACCAACGTTGTAAACTAGAGTAGAACCATCTGCTAAAAATTCGTGTTCTTGTTGTTCATAATCATGATACTGATATGTGTAAACTTTTTCTTCTCCTGGAGAAGAAACAAAAGCCCATTTATTGTCATGTGTAATCGTTACACTTTCGCCAAATCTATCACCAGTTGCTTGTGTGAGAATTTGTAATTCTTTAATAACACCAGCACTAACCTGTTTAACTAAAACTGCATGTCCTTCACCACTTCTTGAACCAGGTGCACCAATGATATGCCAAGTGTTTTCAGCACAATCAATACTTGTACCATATTCACTTACTTCTTTGTCAATAACACTTGTGGTTTTACCTAACGTTAAACGTGTGCCTTCAGATAAGTCACCGTTGCCCAACGCACCCCAGACATAAACAGCACCTTGACTGTTCCAGTCAGGAGCACCAGACATAGCAACTAATCCGTCAGTTGTTTGTGAAACTACTTTACCAAAGTTTGCATTTGGAGTTGGTACTTTAACTGTTTTACTCCAAATATTATCTGTATCATTAAATGGATTAAATTTTTGTAAGACTTTCCATTGTGTGCCATCTACCCAAATCTTTTCGCCTGTCTGCATGTTTTTAATATAAGGTAGTTCAGCAATATCACTGCCTTGGAATACTTTACTTGATTGTAAGACAAATGCCACACCTAGTTCTTCTAATGAAACAATCTGATCTGGTAATTCTAAATCAATAATAATGCGATCAACAGCAGGAATGCTTTTAGTTTTAAATGCACCGTTAACTAAATCATCAAAGAATTTAATTACAATAATATCATTCTTTTGTAATCCATGATGACCATTAAATGTTACTGTTGATGTTCCATCTAAGTTGTCAAAAACTATAACAGGTTCTGCACGTAAGATAGTTGCACGATAAACATTCCAACTATAATTGTTGTCTTTGGCTACCCAAATTTTTGTACCTTCTTTGATTGCATCAAGGTTTTCTATAACAGTTGATAAATTATCTAATTCAAACGCTTTGATATCTACGTCTTCAATATTAACAAACCCTGCTGTTGGTAATGACGTTTCAACATCTAAGTAATCCGTAGTAGGTAATATTTTTTCATCGTTAACTTTATAACTTGATTTATAAATTTGATCAGGTCTGATAATTTGGTTAACTGTTGTTCCTGAAGTTGTACTGTTAGTAATTTTTATTGTTGCTGGATTACCTGTTAACTTGTCACTGTGAAGATTCAGATCAATGTAACTTCTATTAGATGTTGCACCATAGAATCCTGAACGCACTGCCCAGTTTTCATAGATATCATATTCTGTAAGTTCTTTATCAAGTTGAGCACTCTTAAACAAGTTAAGTGCTTGATTACTACCTTTATTACCAATAAAGTTTTTATAGATATTTGTTTGACTTACATCATCTAAACTAAGTCCTTGCATGTAATCTCTTGAACGGAAACCAATTAAGCCAAAGCCTAGTAAGTCTGCATCAGATTCTAAGTTTGCTTCTGTTAAATCATAGAAGTGTTCACTCTGTTGTGCTTTAAGAGCAATATTTGGAAGTAGTCCAGTTTTAATTGATTCGTATTCTGTTTCTGCCCAGTCAGCAAAATCAAATAGTTCTGCAGGATTTAAACGTTTAAGTGCTGAGTAATAATTATTTTTATACTTAACGATATCACCTTTTGAATACTCTCTGTTTGATTTCCATTCCTCAACGTCAGGCTGATTCATAATAAAGCCAGGAGCATTAACAGTACCGTCCCAGTTATCTGACACTGTACCAACTAATTTAAGACGTTGTTGTCTTGCACCTGTAGCTGGATCATATAATAAGTCATTAAAGATACTGGTGTTTGAAAATACTAATGCGTGTTCATAACTTGTAAATTTAACTTTAACAAAACTAATTGCATTCTCATCTAATGTTTTAATAACTAGTTCGTTACCAATTCTATCCCATCTTAGATTTTCTTTAATAATTGGTTGTAAGTTTTGATTTAAAATAAATTCATCTGCACGTTTGCCAAGGATAGGTGTTGCCACTGCACCAGCACGTTCAATACGTAATTCGTTAGCGGCAGGATTTAAATTAACAATAGAACCTTCTTGCCATCCTTGTTGATTCCAGTATAAGAATTCATTGACCATTTGACCCCAGTTAAGAAGATAATCATTTTCTTTATCTTCAAACACAAAGCCTTTTGATTCTAACCATTGACCATAACTTACTATGAAGTCTACTAAGGCACCTTTAGTGGTAAATGTATAACCATAAGGAACAAGTACTTCTTTGTTAGAAAAATCAAGACTCATTCTAACATTGTCGTTGCCTACAGTAACATTCTTATAGTTGCCATTGGCAATTGATTGGAATATTTTAAAGTATGGTTTTTCTTTTGAGTTACCATATACTGCATAACCGTTAGCAACTTTTTGTACAATAACTGAACTGTAAGTTACTTCGTCAAATGGTTCGTTATTGTATAATAATATTTCATAACTTTCATCTGGTAACAGTAAGTTTGCATTCAGCGAGTTAGGTGATGTTTTTTCTGTAAACACTTTTAAGTATTGTTTGTCAGTAAAACCACCTACTCTATAAACTAAATTAATTTTTGTGTTACGTAATAAATCTACAATTTCTTGTTTGTTAGCAATACCTTGTCTACGTGCAAAGTCAACACACCAGTTGATGTATGAGTGTTTGATAGTACCTTCACCGTATATTTCAAGATTCCGCGAAGTTAATCTATAACGACCATCTAATACATATTGATCTAATTCTGAAGAATAAATGAATCTATCTCTGTCGGCCATTAAACTAAAGAACTGTGCAGGTTTAGTCTGTGCTAGTAACTTCATAACAGCAAATGGATATGCTGAACTACGTCTCCAGGCTGTTTCAACTGGACCCATATCACCTACTTGCCATGACTTACGTGTACTTAATAAATCATAGTTTTGTACAAGTACATCAAAACTTGCTTCTAAGTCGCCTTCGTCTCCGGTAGGAATAATGTTTTGTAATCCTGGTCTTGCAAAGTCAGCAATAGTATATTCACCATCTGGATGATCAACAACACCATTAGCCATGTCATCCCATAGAACCATGTTGTCACCTGTGTAAGGTGCTGGACCATATTGTCGTTGCCACCACTCTGGTTCTTCCGACATACCAAACATTTCCCAAGGACGTAAATGAGGAACATCTGTGTCGTAGAATTTATAAAGGTTTGCTCTCCAACCGCCTTTAAGTAGTTCACCATCTACTCTATCTGTAGCTCGTGAGTAGTTCCAAGTTTTCTTATTGTTTTCATCGTAGTCTTGTGTTTTGTAGTCTAACTTGTTCCAGGCTACCCATGATAAGAAACTTTCACTCATTAAGTCTGCAATTTCTGAGTCACTATAATCGGTGGTTCTAAATTTACCAGGTACTACATCATACCAACGTAATGGTATTTTTCTTTCTTTAGGTAGTTTAATATTGTTATAGATTCTTGATTCAAATTCATATAACACGTCATCACGGTTATCGCCGTATGTAATCATTCTTGAGCCATCGTGGCCTTGTAGAATTCGTTGAGGTGTTGTATATGAATCATCTGTAAAGAACTCAGGTTTGAACACATCAAACATGCCCATCTTAGTTGGTGTAGGTGGAACAAAACTGCCAGCAGTTGATGCGTACTCTCTAATCTTAATTACATCACCCTGGCGAAGTGTGTGAACATCACTTCTAATAGTTAGTCTAGGACCATCTGTTGCTATTGTATAGTCTACATCTTTTAATAAAATGGTATCGTTTAAGTAAACTAGTACACTTTTATAGTTTGCTTTTGTAAAGTCATATGTGTGTAACAAGTCAAACACATTATCATCAATTGGTGTAATAGTAATTACAGTTTCTTCGTAGACTTCTCCACACGGAATCGTGTCTGCCCAATAAAATGGCATGTCAGGGTTACGGCCTCTATTAAGATCAGCAAACGCTTGATCTAATCGTTCAGCGGCTGTACCTTGATAATCATTTTTTGTTAATGTATCAACTAATCGTGTTTTAAATTTTTCATATTCATTTGAAGCATAGTCAACTGAGTCAAAGAAATTAATGTTTGAGTCTTTGGCAAATACTGCTGTAAATTGTAATGGTGCCGATTGTTCAACAATTTGTCGACCATATGGTGCAACATTGCCTAGGTCTCTAAGATTATTTTCACCTAGTACTGTGCCAGATAATTTAGGATGACTTTGTGCCAGTCCTACAAAGTGATTTCTAATAGTACCAAGTGTTACAGTTTCAAATGAATCGTTAACTGAGTTGTCGCTTAGGTTGCTTGGCATTTCATAATAAGCAACACTGCTTATCTGATCACTGATTACATGAATGTTAACTAGTTCTGCTGTTTCGTTTAATTCAACAGTAGTAGTTGTTGCTGTTCTAGATAATGTATAGTTGTCTGGATCCACGTAAGCATTATCAACATAGACCACAACTTTGTTATCACCGTCAACGTATCTTACATCACAAATACATTTATTAGTGTTTGTAAATGCAAAGATCTGTGCCTGACGTGTTGTGTCTACTGCTTTTTCCCAGCCAGTTTTTAATGCAAAGTTTGTTCTATCTGAGTACTTTCTAATAAAGCCTGTAGCAACATCTGTTTCTGTAGAAACATTGTTAATGGTATAAACAAATGTGTCTTTATATAAATTATTTTCAAATACAATATCACCAACGTTGTTGATGTTTAGATATTTTAATCTCATATCTAATTCAGTATCCAATGGTCCAGTTCCTTCTGCATAGCTGAATAATTCTGTACCTGCAAAGTTGGTTGATGGATAAACAGTGTTATCACCAATTGAATAACCTTCTCTGTCAAATATATCAAACAATGGTGCTTGGTTAACTTTTGTTTTTTGTTGTGATGTTATCCATTTATCACCTGTATATCTGTATGCTTTACCTTGTAATGTTACGCCTGACTTAACAAATGTTGTTTGATCCGCTAATACTTCAGCATCTTCTGCTTCAAGTAGTTGAATAATTTTTTCACTTGTTTGTGTTGGATCTTCTGTTAAGCCCACAGGATCTACCATTCTTACTTGATAAATTTTATTACGTACTCGTGGGTCTTCATCAACAGCAAAAATTACTCTACATCCATCAAATAAACCTAGGCCGTCAATACTGTAACCAATTTTACCTGCAACATTTGACAAGGCGTCTTTTTGTCTTAGATCAATAATGTCAACAGCACGTTTACCTTCAGTACCAAAGTTAAATAATTTTAGTCCATCATTAAATTCTAAAATAGGACGTTTAGCACGAGCTGTTTGATCTAAGTTAGCAACTGTTTTATTATATTCTGCTGATGCTTTAATTACTGAAATGTGAAACCATCTGTTTGAACGTGTCCAAGGGTTTTTATCATTAGACCCTCTATTGATTGTCATGTAATCTTTAATAGTAGGTGCGTTAAGTGCAGAGTCCCATGGTTGTTCATCAAAGCCTGTAACGTCAAAAGGTTGTGTTTCACTAACTGTATATTGTTCAGGAGTACCAAAGTCTTCTACTGGCAACAGTTTAATTGCTGAGCCTACACCTTCAACATAATAACTCTTATCTTGATATTGTTCTGGTTTGGTGCCACCGCGGAACTGTACTTTCATTCCATTGGTAAACCTAACACCAGTAGGCGAAGTATATTCTTTTTTACCTAAGATATCTTCAATGTTTAATGTTAGTTGATCAACAGCATCAACAACACGGATAATACCAAATCTATTTGTGTCTGTGCCGTCTTGATAATACAGTGTATCTTTAATTGCTGTGATATGTGGTTGAAGTTCAAAGAAACCTTCAGATGTTTTCCACATAAATTTATTGTTGTATTCTGTACCATACTGAATGTGTACTTTAGACAAGTTAGGAATTTCTCTAACTTTGTTAAGTACCATGTATGGGTTTTTACCTGACGCATCAAATACATCACTTGAGCTGTCTTGGCCTTCATATCTATATTCAATTCTGTAGATACTGTAACGATCTGTTTTAGTTGTTATTTCTTCAGACTCAGCAAAACTAGTACCGTTTGCGTCAAAGTTTTTATCATCAAAGCGTGAGTCACGTTTCCAACCTGAATCATCACCGTTACCTGGATTTCTATTAATAAAGATAATTGTTCTGTTACGTAGATCAGTAACTTCATCAATACCGTCATGTTTGTCTAAGAATGGTCTTACTAATTGATTGTGTACTTCGTCAAAACGTAAATCTGTAACTAGGTCTACAGTTGCAACTGTATCCATTTCTAAGAAAAAGTTTTGTTCTGTTTCTAAAGGAACATTAAATTCAACAACACCGTTGTCGTCACCATTGTTGGTAACACCCATAACTTCACGGCTTGACTGATTAGGTTGTCCAGGGACTAATCCATTAGATCCAGGATTTGTTTGGATCCAGAAAGGTGTACCTGTTTGTTGTACATTAAATTTATAGTTGCCGCCACGTACAACTGTAATAGTTGGGTTAGTGCCTTCAACACCACTTAGCGTATAATCAAATTCATTTCTTGAAACAGTGTAAGCATCTGAAGTAGATATTTCAGTAGCACCAACATCAACTGAGTCTGGTCCTTGTGGTAACCAATAGTATTGTGAGAAGTTAACAAACTTGTCGTAGTCTACAAATGGATCCCAAGCATAATAGTCAGAATCAAATAGTCTATCGTGTCTGTTGGTTAATGCACCACCAACTTGTAGTGCGTCAACAATACCAGGATATGATAAGAAGTCACGTGTTTCACTTGTGTCTGTTTTTTTCCAAGTAACTGTTGGCTCTAGTTGATAGGCCGCACGTTCCTGATCTTGTTCAAGTACATAACTATCTTTACCGTCAACACCAAGACCAATTCTACGACCAACAAATCCTTCAATCTTTCTTAATTGAGGACGTTGTACAATTTGATCAAGTGTGGCATTAAGAAACTTTTCGTTGGTTTCTGTTCTAAATATTTCAGGTAATAGATCTATAGTTCTGGTATATCTTGCCATTGTTTATCCTAACTCTTTTTCAATGCACCAGCTGTAAGTGCATCAATAACTTCAATATCATTCACTGTGGCCGCATTAACAAATATTTCGTTTGGTGAACAGCGTACTTCATATAAATCGCCAAATGTTTTTGTTGGATCTGTTGGTACAATAACCACAGAACTTACAATGTCACCTAGCTCCTCGTGTAGGTATGCTGATAATTCTGAGAAGTAGAATGTATCACCAAAATCCCATTTATCAATAGTAAAGTATTCATTCAAAGCCTCAACAACACGTGATTTAATTTCACCTGTTGATACTACTACGTTGGCTTGTTTAATAACTTTAAGTGTGCCTTGTAATTCTAAACTTGCTTTTTCGCCAAATAATGGTTTGAATGTTACAGAGTTAAGAATCATATTATCACTTGCCATTTTATAATCTTCTAAACGATTGTAAGCCAATGTAAGCTCATCAATGGTTGGTTGATTTGGCATTGTAATTGAACTGGTTGTATCTTTAATCCAATTAGTATAATTTGTATAGTAAGTGTTAGTCACTAAGAATAAATCAATAATGTTTGTTAATGCTGGATCAATTCTACGTGTGTTAGGTGAGTTATGTTTGTATTGGAAATACAAATCTTGTCTACCTACTGCTACACGATAGTCCGTAGTTTGTGAGATAGTAAATTCATCACCTACAATTGATAGCTGATAGAATTTTTTATCTGTGTAAGCATAAAATACTTGACCAGTTAAGTATTCAGTTTTTTTATTTTCAATTGCTTCTAAGTTAGCAAACATCATATTGATTACACCACTAGCAACTGGTACCCATCTTTCTAAATTGTCAAAGTCTGTTTGACGATTAAAGAATACATATTTTGTATTTGGGTTTGTGTTTGGATTAACTAGATCCTTAAAGATGTCTGGGTTATCAGCAACGTCATCAGAGTCTTTATCTGAATAACTTACTAGTACTTTAAAGTTATCAACAAAACCGTCTGTTTCAACTTCTTGTCCAATAATATCTAGTCTAACATCTGTTGTTAGGTTTTCGTTGTTATCTGGTTTAGTGTTTGCTTTTAATACTGTAACGTTATCGTTAACAGTTTTGCCTGTTTTAGGATCATATACTTTTGAATTTGAATCAAAAATAAATCTATTTTCTAAGACTGATGCAAAGTAATAACTTAGATCTCTATACTTGATTGTGTATATCTCACCATCTGTAGTAAATTGTATTAACCATGAAGCATCACGATTAAGGCCATCTGTGTTTCTAGCAAAGTCTGTATTAAAATCTGCATTTTCATTTAAGTTGTCTGTTGAGATAATATACCAGGTTGCTGTTTTTTCGTTGTAGCCTAGACCAAAGTCTCTGTAAACTTCAATCTGTTCAATAATTTTATTTTCAAATGTTGTTGGTAAGTCTGTAATAAACTTAGGAATAATTTCTGTTGGAATACAACCATTTGGAAGATATTCATTAAATGTTATTGGGCCTGTACCATCACTTAAATTACCTTGGCCAAAGTTAGTGCCATCTAACACTAGGTTAGTTACAGTTGCCCATAATACTAATTTTTCATTGGCTTTAGTTGGTACACCTGATTGTAATCTGTTGTTGGCATCAAAGTATTGATTCTCAGGTGGTACAAATTTAACTAATGCACCTTCTTGAATATATTTGGTATCGCTACTAGCAAACTCACCTACTGCCACAGCACCGCCACTTAACGTATCTTTAAAATAACCTGTTGTTTGGTTAACAATAGCTGTTGAATGATTCCAAGTAAGATTAGTTACTGGAATACGTTGGAACTTATCGTAGAAAAAATGACGTAGTGAACGTGATTTAACTATTGGTTCTAAGGTTCCTTGGATTACATCTGCAATATCATTTGTGTCTAAGAATGAGAATGTTTTTGTTGGATCAGTAAATGATCTATATAACATACCATCACTGGCAAACGCTGTTGTTGATGAATACTTGCCAGTTGGATCTAATAAGTCTAACTGTCTGTTAATACCAACACCTGTACGTGCCACTGCTTTTGATTTTAGAATACTTGTAAATCTTGTGTATGGGAAGTTGTTATAGTCTTCACCGTTGACCATTCTGTTCTGTGTGTAGAAAGCCGCTGGTGCACGTTCTTTAATTTCTGCAATCGTTTCTCTAACTTTAGCGTTTGAAACTGGTGTTTGTAAACCAACTGTTAATGTTAATGTTTCAACACGACCTTTACGACTTACATAGTTAATAGGTACTTGTATGTTTTGAATTTCTTCTGGGTTAATAACATACTCTAAACCATTTGATTGTCTAACATAAGTTCTGTAATCACCTAATGGAATTTTTGAAAATGTACCATCACCAAACTGTAGACCAATTTGATCATTTGTTCTTGTGTTAACTTGATAAATTGTTTTTTCTCTTTGACCACCTGTTTCGTCGACTGCATAAATGTTGTCTACTGGTGACCATTCTGTTAATAAGTTTCCGTTGTTTGATAATTCAAATAACCAAACATCATTTTCGTTAACACCTTCAATGTTAACATTAATTGTTCTGTTTGAAATACGATCAACAAGTGTAAAGTCTTGATTGGTCAATGCACCTTGTTTGAACATAAAGAAGTAACCAGTACTTTCTGAACCATAGCCTAGTTTGTCATTTTTGTAAAGCACATTAAATGCACCACCTGGCTGTGGACTTTGTTCATAGATGTAAGTTTTATTAAGTGATGTACCTGAAACAATTTCAAAATCCATTGCAATACCATCAACGTCACTTTCAAAACTAGCAATAGGTAATGTGTTTGGTGTTGTATTGATTTGATATTCGTCTGTAGAAACACCTAAAATCTTTTGGCTGTTACCTGGGCGACCAAAGCGTTGGCTATCCACCATGGAGGCATTCATAATTGCGTTAAACTGTTCTAACCAATCAGGGTTAGTAACGTCATTCCAGTTAATTGTAAGTCCAGATAAGTTTTGATTGTTGTAGTCTAATACTGATTCTGTTGTTGACACTGCTGTAACTTTTAAGAAACCGTGACCATTAAGGTTACGCTTTGGAGTATATCCAACAAGTTTAGCAAGTTTAATTACTGAGTCTCTGCGTTCTGCTGTGTCTAGAAAGTTTTCACGTGTGTTTAAGTCACTACGGAAAGCAAGACCTTGACCCATAAATGCGATCAAGTCTAGTAAAGCAACAAATTCACTTGACTCTGTAAAGTCGTTGAATGTTTCTGGATAGTATAGACGTAAGTAGTCTACCATTGACTTTCTTAGAGTTTCAAAGTCGTAACTCTGAAAGTCTGCTTCTTTGAAAGTACGGTATAACTTCTTCCAATCTTCCGCCCCAAATATAGCGGTTTGTCGTGTAGTCTTAGCCATAGATTACCTGTTTCCTATTATTGTAAGTATTTATCACTTTAATAATAGGCGTATATTATATGTAATCTGCTGTGAGGTTTTCTGTGTCGAGGAATAGTTTAAGCATCTGCGATTCTGAAGATGCTTGAGTTGATACTGCTAATTCAACTAGTAGACCGTTGTCTTGTGTGTAAAATACAACATCATCTACACGGACTCTAGGGTCTCTTTCAATGGATTTACGCAGTTCGTTTTCTATTTGTCTTAGTGATTTATCATCAATTGATTCAAACAAGTAATCCCATAAACTAGTACCAATGTTTGGTCTGCCAGGAACTTCACCTTGTCTAATCAAAAGACCGTTTAACAAGTCACGTTTGATTAATTCAAAGTCTTCTAAACGAAACTTTTTGTTTCTGTTAATTGAACTGTATCCGTAAAACTTTGCCATAGTGTATTATTTATCGCTTATTTTTAGAAGAATTTTGGCTTCCTAATACGCACATCACCTGTTATTTTATTAACTGAGTTAAGCACTGCTGACACATCAACTGTATTAGCAAAGCCGCCAGGGTTAGCATAACTCTTACTTAAATTACTAATCTTACTTTCTACTAGACCAACTGCATATTGAGAGTTACGTGCTGTTTGCTCAATACCTGAATTAATTAAAGAGTTGCCGCCACCTTGTGTCCAAGATTTAACTGCGTCGGCACCGTATGTTGAACTTGCTTGTATAAGTCCACTAAGTTGCTGTGGAGTTTCGCCGCCTGTAACTATGCCAGTGGCTTTTAACTGTGAGAGATTGCTAGTGTAAACATCTTCCATGACCAACGACTGCGTTGATGAATCATTTAAGAACTGAGTTAAATTATTAGTACCAGCTTTACCTGTCCAAACATTTGTATTTTTAAGTACTGATTCTAATTGTGTAGTTTGATTACCAAATCCATCTGTTACAGTTGCCGATGGATCTTTAAGATACTTGGCTGTGGTTCCTGGTTTTAAGTAACCTGTTTCTTCTAATTGTTTTGCTGAAACACCATATGTACCAATCCCTTTGTCTGTGCTTACCGTGGTAGCACTTTGTCCAACATCTTTGGCTTTTTGTGCTAACATACCTGTTGTTTGATCTTGATCTAAACTACCAACACCTTTAGTTGCCTGTGCCTGTTTAGCAAAGTCTGTGGTAGTAATTTGGTTAGTAGGTGTTTTACTTGCTACTTCATTGGCTTTAACTGCCACAGCAGGATTCAATGCTGTTACTGGTGGCTTACCTTGTGTTACAGAATTTTCAACACCTAGGTTATGATATGGCCACGGTTCATGATGTGGAACTCTGGTAGCAATAGTTTCAAGTTTGCTGTATTCTGTTGTCCAACCATTGTTATAAACAGCATCACTGACTTTGTTTTTCTTGTGTAGTCTATTAGGTTGTACACTGATACCACCACCATTGTTCAGGTTAACGATACCTGCTTTGATGTCTATCTTATCACCTGCTGTGTAACTACCATACTTACCAGCATCAATAGCAGTGCTGTTGTCACTGCGTACAGCTACAAGTTGTTTACTATACACAGACGCATAGTTAATACCAGTTACCAACATTTCATTTTGTGCTTCAAGTACAGTTGAATTTAAACTGCGTGTGTTTATGTTACGGCCTGCATACATGTTAATATCTTTGTCAGCATGAAAGTTCATACTTCCTTGTGTACGCATGTTAATAGAGTTTGTTGAAAATACATCAACAGTACCTTCCTTGCCTAGTTCAACCCATGATAATCCATTGGCATGAATAATGTACAAACACTCGCCATCATCACTCATTGTAATCTGATGACCTTGTGCTGTTCTAATTCTTACTAATTGGTCGTTACCTTCAAGGTCGCCATCATCTAGAACAATACTATGACCGCCTTCTCTACCTACAACTTTAATATCTTCGGATTTTATTTCTCCGCTCTTTAGTTTGCCTTTGATTTCTTGTACATCATCGCCTTTGATTTTAGCATAGATAGGTTTACCCGGAGTACTTACACCAAATACATTTGATGGTGACTCACGCTGTGCTGTTGACGTAATAGGACCTCTAACATTATCCTTAATAAGACCTTGACTAAACAAGTTAGCCGCTAAGAATTTATGTACTGGTTTTTCTCTATTGTAAAATTGAGGATCATCATTGATTGTAGGATCTTCATTGTTAATTTCTGTTACAGGAACTTGACTAGCACCTTGAACAAAAGGTTTGGCTTCTTCACCTGCTAGATATGTAGTTGCTGAACCAATAGCAGGTACCATATGATTTAAACTGTCTTCAGGAATACAGCCTACATAGTAACCGTTATTAGGATCGCCTGCTACAAAGAAACATAGTACTTTAGTACCAACGTCAGGCGGTGTAAACCACATACCATATGAATGTTTATTACCAATATATGCACCTGTGCCTTTTTTAGCACCCGAATGTTCTGTTGAACCAAAGAAAGGAGGCAAGTAGTTTACTGTTCTCCAGTTTGCTTCATCTTCTGCGTTAGGTCCTGCAAATTGTTCAATGTAAACTTGTAGTCGAGCAGATCGTGTAGGATCAATATTGTTTTTAACAATACCTATATATGGACCAGGAGTTGATGGCATCTGATTGCCAGTGCCATGTTTATACCCTTGGGTTTGTCCTTTACTTCTTATATGATCTTCAGCCATTGTTTATTAATTACCTTGTGTTTCGCCCCTGATGGGTAAAAAGTCAGGTGCTGTTGGGTTATCAGGTGTTATTGCCCGTTGCCCTGGTACACTGTTGCCATTATCAATAGGTGCAAAATTAGGACCTATAGGACCTGCTGTGTCATAAACACCTTGGCTGTTTTGTGCTACACTAATGGGTGTAAAGTCTGGAGCAATATCAGAATTTTGTGAAATAGCCGCTTCACCAGGAACTTTGTTGCCTGCTACACTAACAGGTGTAAAGTCAGGAGCCTGTGTATTATTATCTGTAATTGCACGACTACCAGGTACTTGGTTACCTGCGGCACTTACTGTTGAAGGTTTACGTTTAGCTGTTGGTGCTGTATTAGTTTCTCTGACTGTATCTGTTTCTTCTGGATCAAACTCACGTAATAATCCTTCCATAGTTTGTGTCATTGTACCACCACTAAACCTTGATGATACTTTGACTAATTTATAAATTAGATCTGAACTTGTTTGTCCACTACCATCAATAAATGTTGGGTCTTTAAGATCTGCACTGCCATCTTCTTTGTAATCTTCCATTGTTCGAAATCCAACCTGAACAAATATTTCACTGGCATCGTAGTTGATAGAACCGTCAGCTAAAAATGGCTCATAAGTATTGCCACTGGTATACAATATATCATTTTGTTGAATATAATCTGGATCACCTATAATTTCCATATTGAATTTCTGGAAGTCTACTGATGAATAAATTACATCAGCGGCCTGCATTGCCGCACTGGCATTATCGCCAGGTTGTCCGACACCACTAGTACCTGATTGATTAACAAATGCTTTAGATGTTGACTTTTGAGACTCAGGTGTAATTACCTGATCAGGCTGTTCAATTCTACCATCCATAGCAACAAAGTATGTTGCATTTAACTCTTGTTCATAATTTAATATTTCTGTGTTCTCACCTGTGAACCAATAGTTGTATTTTTTATGCACTCCTCTTAGAGGTGCTTTTGGAAAGAACGGTGAATAAGTGTCAACAATTTGTCTAGGTGAAATAATATATTCTATTTCATAAGCATAGTCAGCACGTTTATCATCCCATTCAATTGGTAATAATCTTACTCCAATACTATACCATTGTAAAAATTTGTTTTGTGCTGGATTAGGTTTAACTTCCCCTGTCTTAGGATCAATAAGATGTGTTTGCTGTTTGGTAATGTAATCACTCGATCTAATCATTATATCAAGAAATTGATGTAATGGCATTGGATTTACAGAATAAATTTGTCTAGTTTTGTCCATTGTTGTTGAGTTTAATAAAGCACTTGCCGCTTGTTTAGCACTGGCACTCATTGGAGTTTTATTTTTAACTTTTAACAGCGTGTCACTTGAAATACATTTTGCTTTACCTATATCACCGTTAAAGGTAACTTTATACTTGTCTGGATATTTGTATCCTGCTTTTTTTGCTAACTTTTTCTGTTGTTCATTCAACGCATCAATAATGCCTTTACTTTGTTGCGGTGTACCTGTAGCATTACCTTTAAGTATTCCAGGAGTTACTGTTGTTTCTGTTGTGCCAAATGGCGATGTTGCTGTTGTCTGGCTTGTAGACTGTGCTGGGGTGTTAGTAATATTACTGTTGGCATTAAACATGTCACCAAGTGTTTGTCCTACTAATTCTACATTAAAAGGAATCACTCCACGTTTAGCAGATAGTCCAATGTGATGATTTGGACATATTGCCTGACAGTCATATGTTACTGCGCCTTCTTTAACTCTGGTAAGAATTTTACTAAAAGTAAACGGAACAAATTTTGTTAATCTTATATCGTCTTCTTCAGATAACTGTTTGCCATTTTCATCAAACCCTTTGTACTTGATAACCATAAGGTAATGTTGTTTGGCTATTTCTGTCATTCCGTTGCTGTGGCATAGTTGTCTTAATTTTTTTAAGAAAGTATACCCCATTGGTTCAAGTATTTCAAATCTCATCTGAACAACATTGTGAGGCGCTTCATTCTGGCCTTCCATTAGTGTTTCTATTTCTAGATTGTCAATATATAAGTCTGGAAATATTACTTCTTCGTTTTGACTGTTACCACCACTTTGTAAAATCTTTTTTAGGCCTTGTGTACTTTTAGTTTGCTCTACTAACATCTTTTTATACTGTTCAGGAGTTTGTAGATACAAAGCAATATTATAAGTTAACTGTGCAAATTTAGATGTTGGATTAGGCTGTGCTTCAAACTTTTGAGAAAATGCTTTTGCTGTTGCTACACCACCTTTGGTTGACTGAATAAACTGACTGTCATCTACAACACTAGCACTGTCATCTGCTGATACAGAACCACCTTGTAATAAACTTGGAGTAACCTGTGCGGCTTCTGTTGTGCCATATGGTGATGTTGGTATTTGATCTGCATTTGATTGTGTAACAGTTGTTCCAGAGTTAGACTTTAAATGACTTGGATAAGGAGTTTGTGTACCTGCTTTATCAGCACCTGCTAGTGCATCATTATCTACTATTGATCCTGCTGATGTAGCACCTTGAGTTTCACCTCTAACTGGTGTAAAGTCAGGAGCAACACTGTCATTGGTTCCTGTGACAGCAGTTTCGCCACCTACTCCTGCTTGATCTACAACTGGAGTATAGTCTGGACCTAATTATTAAT